GGGACCCCTTTGTATAAAAAAGGGGGGTGGGGGTCTTAATTATTTTCTATGTTTGGATTTGGTTCGGGACCCCTGGCCCGTTAGGGCCAGGGGTAAGAAAGGTTATGCCCAATTTTTTAGAGCATGTTTCTTGATGTAGATCGCAGGGCCTACAACAAAGTCTTTACGTCCTGTAACGTAATTGTCATTATCAAATGTCATACGCCACAGCAGAGTTGCCTCTGGATTTAAGGGCAGTTGTCTTAACTTGCCCTCTTCGTTTACTATTAATAAGTCTCCATTTGGAAACGTTATACACTCAACCATACCACCTACAAAGTCCTGCGCCTCTTTAAGTGTCGGAGTATTCTTCTCATCGTCAATGATCTTAAAATCTTCTTTTCTTGACGTCCATATATTTGCTTTTGTTATTTCCATGTTATACCTTTCTTGTTATAGGATTATCCTACTACATCTGCCGACTTTCGTCAACCTCTATTGTCCACTCATTCCAACCATATCGATTTTCTCCTTTTGTTGGTTGGTGTATCGGTGTTTCAAGGCACTCGGTCCTCGGTGCAATAGCCAACACTTGATCGATATATTTATTGGCAAAGTTGTCATAACAACTTTGACTACAGAAATAATTATACCAACCTCTATTGCCTGGGTATGTTTTAATCTTACGAGTTCTTAAAACCTTTGAGCCTTTGACACCTCGCACTCTGTCAACTGTATGTTTTTCATGGCACTGTGGTCCATGACACCAATTAAAATCGCTCATGACTAGTGCCTCACTTTCCAAGTTGTAGTTGCAGTTCTATATCCATGTGCGTCTAGATCATAATAGACATAGTATGGTACATTATTTTTAGAAATACCATAACGAGATTTTTCGTCATGCTTTCCTTTTCTTGTTATGTGCTTTTTGTGCTTACTAGCCCAATAAGTTATGTAAAATGTTTTAGTCATATATCCTTTCTTGTTATGGGATAACCCTATAGGATTATCCCATAAGTGTCAATAGTTAATTTAAACTATTTTGTTGTTCTTGTAGCAGTTGTTTTGCAATCGCTATTTTTTCCTCTCTAGTCTGTTCAACCTCATCTGTCAAAAGATCAGCTAGATTACTCGGACTATAGATTGAAAGAGCCATACTAGAATGTGCGTCTAATATACTTTCATTTAAAACCACACCGAGTTTATCAGCTAGTTCTTTTGCTTGGTCAAAGTACCTATAAGATTTCAACCCAAGTTTTAGTTTTTCCATTTTTTTATTTACATGGGCAAACATCTGTTCATGGGTTTTGACAACATCTTCCTGTGCAGTTTTAAAACTTTGAAACCATTTAAAAGTTTCATTGTCAGTTTTGAACATACGACTACTACAATAAGATGTTCCAATTACCCAAAGTTTGAAATCATTTTCCCACTCATCTTTAGGGTACATGGCACTACCACTTACATCATTACGACTACCAAAACCCAAAAAGTTATTAACTTGACTTTCGGAATTGTAATAGGTCGGATTTCTTTTGTCGTACCTATCGCCAAGTCGGACATTGAAATCTGCGTCAATGCCTTTTGCATTTATCTCATCACGATACCATGAAGTTAAGAAGTCTTTGTCCATGTCGCCAAACTTGATATGAACATCATCATAGTGTTCTTGCATTTCGCCATGATAATCTTCTCTCATTGTTGGAGTATCAGTTTGAACATGGAAACAATCATCATGGTAAAGTCGTCCACCACTATCGCCATATTTATTATTCATGGCTCTAATTGTATCAACGTCCTCTTGTGGTTGATGACTTCTAACAAGAACGTCCATTTTAGTTTTTGCAATGGAACGCATATTGCTATATGTTTCTTTTGCGTCTTGCCATGCTTTCTTAAATTTTGAATTATCTTCAAAATGATTTTGAAATACATCAGCAATCACTTTACGCTTGTCAGCGTTAAGTGTTATTCTTTTTGTTTTTTCCATATTTATATTTCCTTTCATAAAAATTGTTTTAGCACTTGACAATAGGATAGTCAAGGATTATATTGTATTTAATTTATTTCTTGGCGATTTAAATTAACGTCCGTTTGCTAGTATCCGACGTTATAAACTCAAACTAGCGAGATTAGACCCTGTATCACACCGCGCTCCTTGCGCCGTCTTTACAGGGTGCTGATCCCTGGTCTATTGGTTGTTTACACTAATATGGATCTACCCAATGGACCAGGGATCAGTCAACGCGCCGCCGCCGCTAGAACACAGAGACTCTGGCGTTGGCTGGTCAACGGATCAGAAAGCCCGGGCTATAAAAATGTAGCAATGGTTTTAACCCATTAGCCTATTGGCCCAGCTTCACTGGTGGGGCTACTGGTCTATAGAAAGGAATTATGAAGAGAATTAGACACAATGATTTAACGCACTATTTTTTACGGGACCATCGCGAGCTCCCGGCCAGCTACCTGCGCAGCTGTGAGAAGTTTTTTAAAAGCATGAAGCAACAAGCTTCAAGCCGCAAGCTCCAAGCGTCAAGCTTGACAAATGATAAATATAGGATTATAAAGGATATATGAAAACAGATGAAGCATTAAAGATTATAGGCGGATCGCTGTCCAAGCCATCAAAGATGCCCGGCTGGTCGATAGGTTTACCTGCCAAAGAATGCAAGACTGGCGGCAAGCTTCAAGCGGTCCCCGGTTCTGTATGTTATGACTGCTACGCATTAAAAGGTTGTTACGTGTTCAAGGTTGTGCAAGACGCACAGTACAGGAGGCTGGCAGCCATCAAGAGCCCGGACTGGGTCCAGGCAATGGCACACCTGATCAACAGCAAGAAGCCGGATGTCTTCCGCTGGCATGACAGCGGCGACGTACAGGACCAGCAGCACTTGCAAAAAATTTATGAAGTATGCAGGTTGACACCGACGAAGCGTCACTGGTTGCCGACCCGTGAAGCATGGATCAAACAGCACCTGCATGATAAGCCAGACAATTTAGTCATACGATTTAGCGCCCCGATGGTGGACCAGCGGGCGCCTGAGTCGTGGCCCAACTCTTCGGAGGTGGTGACCAGTGGTGCCAGCTGTCCGGCAGCTCAACAGAATAACGAATGCCGGGACTGTAGACAATGCTGGGACCCCATGGTAAAAACAATTAAATATGGTAAACACTAATGTTTGTATTTAAACACCCAAAATATTATAAAGGAATTAAGTTCGAGCTTAATAAATCGGATCAGGCCATTAGCAATCCACGAGCGACGGCTGGAGATGGTAGCGTGCGTCCTGGTCCGGGCCCCAAGCAACAAGCTTCAAGCTTGAAGCCACAAGCATCAAGCTCCCTGATCCTAGAACCACGAAAAAGTTTCACGGCACCCGAACCGAGGTGCTCAATGCAGATGAAGGTGTTGTTAGGATGGCGTATGTGGAACGCTATTTGGTGTGGTGAAAAGCGTACCTTGTTACCCTTCGTGACTTTTAATTCTACTGTAAAAAAGTGGCCAGAAGTATTATAGGCCAATAGATCAGGAGTGCCAAGTAGGCTATTATTCTCAAGTCTAATCCACGAAATCTGTGGAATAGATTTCTTAATTTTTTCATAAAATTTACGCTCTGGTTTCAAGGTAACTAGGGTGTCTAACTTGGGGTTTTAGGCGCGATAATTAATCTTGATCGTTCAGGTTTTAATACAACACGTATCATACTTTGTCCAATTATATTTGACTCCTGCACCTCAATTCTTTTTATCTCCTCAAGGTGATTATTAATCTCCATATATACTCTGGCATTACCTACACCAGTTCCTTTTTTACCATTAGTGAACTGGTCCAGATACTCTTGCAAGTGCTTCACGAACATCTCTTAATTCCTTTCTTAATTCTCCATTTAACTTTTTATGATTGTTATTTATCTCTTCTAACTCTCTGACCCTTAATTTTAATCTTTCTATTTGAAGCTCTAGATCGTGTTCTCCTCTGTCGTCCTTATAAACTTTCATACTTGACACTATAGGATAGTTACCTTAAAAAGTCAACATGGGAGTTCCAAAAAGATTAACAGAAATGCAACAACGCTTCGCCGAGTTTTTAGTATTTGGTGGACCAGACGGACCAATGACTAAAACAGAAGCAGCCACCGCTGCTGGATACAGTGTTAAGCGTGCTAGACAAGAAGGGTCAGAACTAACTAATCCAAAGCTATCACCTTTGGTTGTAAAATACATAGGTCAACTGAAAGAAGAAAGATTACGTAAACATGAAGTGACTTACGAAGGACACATAGCAGAACTTGCTAGGCTACGTGAAGCCGCTTTGAAAAAAGGATCATTCTCTTCAGCAGTGAATGCGGAAGCAAACAGAGGAAAAGCAGCAGGACTATACATAGATAGGAAAATA